AGTGATACTTACACTCTTGTTTGTGCAAGTCCTAATACTAACAAGAAAGCACTTGCGGTTCTGAACTGGATTGAGCAGAGGTAATTTTTATGTCTGATAATATCTACTTAGGTAATCCTAACCTTAAGAAGGCCAATACCCAAATTCAATTTACTGAAGAGCAAATCATCGAGTTTTTAAGGTGTAAGGAAGATCCCGTATATTTTGCTAGGAATTATGTAAAGATTGTCTCTCTGGATCATGGTCTTGTACCATTTGAGATGTATCCATTTCAAGAAAAACTGATTCAAAACTTCCACGATAACAGATTTAATATCTGTAAGATGCCTCGTCAGACGGGTAAATCTACAACCTGTGTTTCATATTTGTTACATTATGCAGTGTTCAACGATAATGTAAACATAGCTATTCTAGCAAACAAAGCATCTACTGCTAGAGATTTACTTGGGAGATTACAACTTGCTTATGAAAACCTTCCCAACTGGATGCAACAAGGTATTATATCGTGGAACAAAGGATCTTTAGAACTGGAAAATGGCTCCAAAATTTCATCTAACTCTACTTCGTCATCTGCTGTCCGAGGCGGATCCTATAATGTCATCTTTCTTGACGAGTTCGCTTTCATCCCGAATCACATTGCTGATGACTTCTTTGCCTCTGTTTATCCTACTATTTCTTCTGGACAAAGCACGAAGGTAATCATTGTATCTACACCACGCGGTATGAACCACTTCTACCGTATGTGGCATGACGCTGAGAGGGGCAAGAACGAGTATGTGCCCACAGATGTTCACTGGTCTGAAGTACCGGGAAGAGACTCTGTGTGGAAGGAGCAGACGATTGCTAATACTTCAGAACAGCAATTTAAAGTTGAGTTTGAGTGCGAGTTTTTAGGATCTGTTAATACTCTCATTAATCCAGCAAAACTAAGAAATTTGGTTTATGAAGAACCAATAAAAAGAAATGCTGGATTAGATGTATATGAAAATCCGAAAGAGGAGAATAATTATTTGATAACTGTAGACGTTGCTCGTGGTCTTGGCAATGATTATTCAGCATTTATTGTTTTTGATATTACTAACTTTCCATATAAAGTTGTAGCAAAGTATCGAAACAATGAAATTAAACCAATGTTATTTCCAAGTATAATTCATGAAGTGGCAAAGGGTTACAATGATTCTTGGTTATTAGTTGAAGTTAATGATATTGGAGATCAAGTAGCGAATATTCTTCATTTTGATCTTGAATATGATAATGTACTAATGTGTGCGATGCGTGGTCGTGCTGGACAAATTGTTGGATCTGGATTTAGTGGTAAAAAATCGCAACTTGGTGTAAGAACTACTGCAGCAGTTAAAAAATTAGGTTGTTCAAATTTAAAAACTTTGATGGAGGATGACAAGTTATTAACTGTTGATTATGATATTATTTCTGAACTTACAACATTTGCACAGCGTCATAATTCTTTTGAAGCAGAAGAAGGTTGTAATGACGACTTGGCAATGTGCTTAGTTATATTTTCTTGGTTGGTTGCTCAAGATTATTTCAAAGAAATGACGAACAATGATGTTCGTAAAAGAATTTATGAGGAACAAAAAAATCAAATTGAACAAGATATGTCTCCTTTTGGGTTTATATCTGATGGTCTTGACGATTTTTCAGTAACCATAGATGAAGAAACAGGAGATAGATGGATATTTGCTGGACAGAAAAGTGAGAATAATCCATTAGAGGTTTGGAACGTTGATGAATATGGAGATCGTTCTTATATGTGGGATTATAGATAATGGACTTAAGCGATCAGTTTGAAATAGAACATTTGTTTTTTAATGAGAGAGTTTGTAGAGTTTGTAATAAAAGAAAAAATTTAATAGACAGTTTTTATCGTACTCGCAAAAAGCATATACTTTCTTCTTCATATTCTTATGAATGTAAGGATTGTACAATAAAAAGAATTAAAGAATCTAGAAAAAAAGTAACTTATTGTACGAATTGGGAATATCCCGACTGGTAGTTTTTGTTCACACATCGTTTCCCCATTAGAAATAACCTTTTTAATAAATACTTTTAGATAATTCTGGATAGCACGGAGAATAAAGATGCCGCTAAATTTAGCATCTCCTGGAATTGTAGTAAAGGAAATTGATTTAACATTTGGAAGAGTAGTTCCTTCTGCTAATAAAATTGCAGGATTAGTAGCACCATTTGTTAAGGGTCCAGTAGACGTTCCTACCCTTATAGAGAATGAGAATGATTTACTTAAAAATTTCGGAGATCCACAAACCGTAGATAAGCACTATGAAAATTGGTTAGTTGCTTCTTCATACTTAGCGTATGGTGGATCTCTTAAAGTAGTAAGAGCAGACAACACTGGTTTAAGAAACGCTTTTGTTGGTACTGCCAGCAGCATTAAAATCAAAAGTATAGATCATTATAATGAACTAGGATATGATGAGAATGCTCTTACTAGCACAGTTTTTGCCACCAAAAATCCCGGATCTTGGGGGAATGGATTAAAGGTTGCAATTATCGATGCAAGAGCCGATCAAATTTTAAGTGGAATCAACACATCAACCATTCAAATTGGTTATGGTGTTACTCAGTCTGTTGTAGGTAAACCAAATCCTGGTGCAGGAACAACTTCACTTCTTGATGGTCATTTAAAAGGTATCATAACAGAAATTGGAAGCAATACTGTTAGTGTTAAGATTTTAACTCATGTTTCAGGAATTGGCACTGAGACCAACGTAGATTATCAACAGTCTGGTCTTTGGTCATTCTCAAATACGGGTTCAGTTGCAATTCATACGAGTGGAACTTTAACATCGTATGCTTCAACATCATACACTTCATCTTCTGATTGGTATACTGCACAAACAATTGGATTAACAACTACATCATCACAATCATTACCAACTTCGACTATTTCTTGGAGTGCTCTAGGTCCTAAGCCAGGAACTTCTGCTTATGCTGATGCAAGAAATTCAAGATTTGATGAGATGCACGTTGTTGTTATTGACTCCTTAGGAACTTTAACTGGTAACGCAGGAACTATTGTTGAAAAGCATTTGAATCTTTCAAAGGCATCTGATGCTCAATTCTCGGTAGGAAATGCATCTTACTGGAGAAAATATCTTGCAAATAGTCCAGCTTCAAATTATGTCTTTGGTCTTGGCGGCGCTGCAGCAGGTATTGTAACTACTGGTTATATCTCTGGGTTTACACTCACACCTGATGGAAATTGGGATCAAGATGCTGATAATAAAGTTATCTTCTCTTCGGTAGGATCTGTCACATATACATTAACTGGTGGTAAAGATTATTCTGGATATTCTGGAATCGCAACTTCAGGTTCACTTACAGCATCACTTGCAGAATTAGCATCTGGTTATGATAACTTTGAGTCAACTGAAAATCAGTCGATAGACTTCTTGCTGATGGGTTCTGCAGCATACGATCTTGTAACGGCACAGGCATTAGCAAACAAACTGATTTCTGTTGCTGAACTAAGAAAAGATTGTGTTGCATTCATTTCGCCATACAGATCTTCATCACTAACTGATACGTCCACTCAAACTGCCGTTACAGTTAACTCTGCAGAAAATACTACGAATAATCTGATTAACTTCTATTCTTCAGTAGCATCTTCATCTTATGCAGTTTTTGATAGTGGTTATAAGTACATGTATGATAGATTCTCGGATACTTTTAGATATGTTCCTTTAAATGGAGATCTTGCTGGACTTTGTGCAAGAAATGATATCAATAACTTCCCATGGTATTCTCCAGCGGGAACTGCAAGAGGAGCAATCCTAAATGCAGTTAAGTTAGCATTTAATCCAACAAAATCACAAAGAGATCGTTTGTATTCAAATAGAATTAATCCTGTAGTCTTCTCACCAGGAGCTGGAATTATTCTCTTTGGTGACAGAACTGCTTTTGCAAAATCTTCCGCATTTGACAGAATCAACGTTCGCCGTTTGTTCATCTATCTGGAGAATGCAATTTCAGCAGCAGCTAAGGATCAACTATTTGAATTTAATGATGAAATTACAAGAACAAATTTCGTAAATACGGTTGAACCATTCCTCCGTGATGTTCAGGCTAAGAGAGGAATTACTGATTATGTTCTCGTTTGTGATGAGACCAATAACACTGCTTCAGTGATAGATAATAATGAATTTGTTGCTGACATCTATATCAAACCCGCAAGATCGATCAACTTCATCGGTCTTACTTTCATCGCCACTAAGACTGGTGTTGATTTCCAAGAAGTAATCGGAAACTTTTAATCTAGAGGTTTAAAAAACTATGGCAACCAGAAATCAATTAAATCCGCCTCCTTTAAGAAAGATTACGGACTTCAAGAGTAAGTTAACCGGTGGTGGCGCAAGAAGTAATCTTTTTGAAGTTGTTCTTTCATTCCCAGATATTGCTCAAACAAGTTCAAATGTTCTTGACAAAGCAAGATTCTTAGTTAAGGGTGCAAATTTACCAGCATCGAACGTTGCTCCAATCGACGTTCCCTTTAGAGGCAGAACTTTAAAAGTTGCTGGAGATAGATCGTTTGAATCTTGGACTGTTACAGTTATTAACGATACTGATTTTGCAATCAGATCTGCATTTGAAAATTGGATGAACAAGATTAACAGAGTTTCTGATAACACTGGATCTACAAACCCCGCAAGTTACACTGCAGATGCATTCGTTTATCAACTCGATCGTGATGGATCTACTCTGAGAGCATATCATTTCTATGATATTTTCCCAACTTCAATTGGAGCAATTCCTCTTGATTATGGAACCAGTACAATTCAAGAATTTACTGCAGAATTCCAGATCCTTTGGTGGGAAGCGGTGAAGGGTAATTCTCCATCTGCTGGTGGTGAAGATATTAACTAAATAGATCATACAAGCATTTTAAGTTTATAAGATGGCGAAACTTTTTGGTTTTTCGATTGAAGATAACGTTAAAAAATCCAAATCAGTTGTTGCCCCCGTTCCTCCTAACAATGAGGACGGGGTTGACTATTTTATTCAATCGGGATTTTATGGTCAATATGTAGATATTGAAGGAGTATATAGAACTGAATATGATTTAATTAGAAGATATAGAGAAATGGCACTTCACCCAGAATGTGATAATGCCATTGAGAGTGTTGTAAATGAAGCGATAGTAAGTGACCTTTATGATTCTCCAGTTGAGATTGAGTTATCAAATTTAAATGCAAGTGACAGATTAAAAGAAGTTATAAGATCAGAGTTTAGATATATTAAAGAAATTATGGACTTCGATAAGAAGTGCCATGAAATTTTTAGAAATTGGTATATTGATGGTAGACTATTCTACTTAAAAGTCATCGATCAAAAAAATCCTGAAGCAGGTATTCAAGAGATCAGATATATTGATCCGATGAAAATGAAACATGTCCGTCAAGAAAAAAAGACGGAAAATGGATTAAATGGATATAGAAATCTAAATCTAAGATCTAGAAATGATGAAGATCAGAATAATTTTCCAGATATTGAAGAATATTTTGTTTACACTCCTACACCAAATTTTCCATCAGGTACAATTAGTGGTGGATCTAAAAAAGGAGTTAAAATTGCAAAAGATTCTGTTGCATACTGCACGTCAGGTTTAGTAGATAGAAATAAAGGAACTATCCTATCATATCTACATAAGGCAATTAAAGCACTCAATCAACTTCGTATGATTGAGGACTCTCTTGTTATCTATAGACTTTCAAGAGCACCAGAAAGAAGAATTTTTTATATTGATGTTGGAAATCTCCCAAAGGTAAAAGCGGAACAATACCTCAAAGAGGTTATGAGTCGTTATCGTAACAAACTTGTTTACGATGCACAAACTGGAGAAGTTCGTGATGATCGTAAATTTATGAGTATGCTTGAAGATTTTTGGCTCCCAAGAAGAGAAGGTGGTAGGGGTACAGAAATTACTACTCTTCCGGGTGGTCAAAATCTTGGAGAACTTTCGGATATTGAGTATTTTCAGAAGAAACTTTACAGAGCATTAGGTGTTCCAGAAACAAGAATTGCTGGTGGTGGGGATGGATTTAATCTTGGTAGGTCATCGGAAATTCTTCGTGATGAATTAATGTTTTCTAAGTTTGTAGGTAGACTTAGAAAAAGATTTGCGAATGTTTTTAATGATATTCTTCGCACTCAACTACTTCTTAAGAATATTGTTTCTCCAGAAGACTGGGAGCAAATGAGTGATCATATTCAATATGATTTTCTATATGACAATCATTTTGCAGAGTTAAAAGAGGCAGAGTTATTAACAAATAGATTAACACTTGCTACTACAATTGAACCATATATTGGAAAATATTATTCAACAGAATATGTTCGTAAAAAGATTCTTCGCCAAACCGATTCTGAAATTATCGATATCGATCTTCAAATTGAAGATGAAATTGCTAAGGGAATTCTTCCAGATCCAAATGCTCCAGTTGATGAAATGGGCAATCCAATACCACCAGACCAAGGACAAGGTATTGAGCAAGGTGCCGGTGGAGAAGTTCCAATTGAACCTTCAATAGATGCTACTCCAGTAGAAATTCCAGAACCCAAAGGTGGGAAAATATAAATAATCTTATAAATATAAACTAATTTTTATGGAAGAACTTATCGATTTGATTGCAACTGATGGAGCACCTTCGGATGTTTCCACCAAAATTAAAGAATTGCTATATGCTAAAGCTGCTGAAAGAGTAGATTATGCTCGCCCAGAAGTTGCGGCAATTATGTTTGGTAATGACAATCAAGAAGGAGATAATGAATAATGGCAATAAAAGTCGTTCAAAATGTAAATAGAATTTCCCCTACTGTCTCTGTTGCCGCTACTAGCAATCCGATTGCTCTAAAAAGTGGATACATCAGAGTAGCAGCAGGACTAACTGCAGTTTATGTTGAAACTGGGGGAAATCCAACTGTAACAACTAATTCATTCTTTATTTCTCCCTTTGGAAATGAGGTTTTAAAGGAAAGACTTGCTAAGCAGCAAATTTCTGGAATCACAACCGGAACTTCAACCATCATTACTTTTGGTCAAAATGCTGGTAATCCTTTTCTTGTTGGAGATTATGTGACTATTGAAAATGCACAACCAGCAGGTATTAATACTGTTCACCAGTTAATCACTGCAACAGCAGATGCATCAATTACGATTTCAGCAAATACTTCAGCATTTGTTGGTGTAATTACTACTTCAGGAGCAACAGTATCCAGAAGCGTAAAAGTTGCAGCTCTTGCTGATAATGCAGCAACTAACGTCAGTATTACAGAAATAGTTCAACTAGTCTCAGAATAAGGAAAGAAAATGAAACTCATCACAGAAGAAGTATCACAGGTTAAGTTCATCACCGAAGGAAAAGGTGCTGATAAAAAAATGTTTATTGAGGGTATTTTCCTTCAAGGTGATATTTGCAATCGTAATGGAAGAATGTATCCAATGCAAACTCTTGCAAAAGAAGTGCAAAGATATAACGAAGCTTTCGTTGCTAAAGGTCGTGCTCTTGGAGAACTCGGTCATCCTGATGGTCCTACCGTCAATCTTGATCGCGTTTCTCACAAAATTGTTTCTCTTGAACAAAAGGGAAGCAATTTTATCGGTAAGGCACAACTATTAGAAACACCAATGGGTAAGATTGCAAAATCTCTCATTGGAGAAGGTGTTTGCCTTGGTGTTTCTTCTCGTGGTGTTGGTTCATTAAAGATGACTAATGAAGGTCATAAAATTGTTGGTGAAGATTTCATGCTTGCAACTGCTGCTGATATTGTAGCAGATCCTTCTGCTCCTGATGCTTTTGTTCAGGGAATTATGGAAGGTAAAGAGTGGGTTTGGGAAGGAGGAATTCTTCGTGAAAAACTTGCAGAGTCTACAAAACGTAGAATCAATACTTTAGTTGATGAAAAAACTCTTCAGGAACATAAAGTACAATTGTTCCAAGAATTTCTTTCAAATCTATAATTTATAAATAAATATAGATTATATTTAAGAATCTAAACAAAAATGTCCGTTGGTAGAAATTTACAAGAAATGGAAAACGTAGTAACCAAGGGGGCTGCACCTGCTCAACCAATGCAAACTGGAACTGGAGCAATCACTCCAGGCCAAACTGGCGCTTGGGAAGATCTAGGTGGACCTACCCCTGAAAATTATCGCCCAGACGATGCTTCAGCAGCATTAAAAACTCCCGGTGCAACTCTTGCACAAGTCAAGGATGTAGTCAATGCCAAAGCTGCCGCTGCCGAGCCTATGCAAACTATGGCTAAGGAAGAGGCAGAAGAGGAAGAAGATCTTGTCGATGAAGAAGAACTCGACGAAGATGAAGAGGTAGTTGCTGAAGCTGCCGACGAAGAGGACGAGGAAGAAGAAGACGAAGAAGGCGACGAAGACGAAGACGCACCACACGGTAATGGTAAGAATAAGAAAAAGAAAAAAGTAGAAGAAGAGTTTGACATCGAAGAAGATGTTACTGCTCTTCTAGAAGGTGAAGATCTTTCTGAGGAATTCCAAGAGAAAGCACGCACTATCTTTGAAGCAGCAATTAGATCGAAAGTTGTTGAAATCAAAGAACAACTTCAAGAAACCTATGAGAATGCTCTCGTAGAAGAAGTTGAATTCATCAAACAAGAATTAACCGAGCGTGTTGATTCTTATCTTGAGTATGTTGCTGATGAGTGGATTCAAGAAAATGCACTCGCAATTGAGCACGGTCTTAAGACCGAAATGACCGAATCATTCCTCCAAGGAATGAAGGGTCTTTTTGAAGATCATTATGT